TAAGTGGTCGGGTATTTGGTCGTTACCATCAGTCGGCATTACGCAACCACGGCCGCGGAACGCTGTGAAATCAGCCGCGCCAATGGGGGCAGGCAGAACACGAATAGTGCTCTCGTCAGTGAGGGTATAGTAAATAGGGGTGCCTGTTGGTAAATGCTCCCGATACTCTGGGTACATGTTTGCGATCTGGTCTTCCATTCTCGATTTCAGGGGCTTGTCGTTGAATCCCATGTTCATCACGTCAATAAGTAGTGTATTACGAGGCACACCATTAACAAGTACAATGGAGGTGGAAGATGTGCCAATCGGGTTCGCCGCTCCGGTGAAATCCACTTCCCACGTTTTTGAGCGGCGAAAGAAATCGGTGACCGCGCGAACAACTTCACGTTCAACACGGATGTCGGGGCAACCTGGAACATTAGGGATAATGTCCCTAAGAAAAAGATCATAACTACGCATTCTCGGGTGCTGCACTCAAGTTAGCGTTTGGGTTACCCACAGCTCTGTTTGGGTCCATACGCCGTTGGTGAGTTTCAAGTACACCCATCGAAGTCAGGAACGCTTGGTAATAGTTGTCAGCATCCACACCTTGCTTGGTATAGGTCGCGTCTTTTGACAGTGCTCTGAACATAATGAAGCTAACCAAACTATTGGTATAGATATCATCGACTGTCAGATTATCGGTAAGCGCAGCCAAGCTAGCTGGCGTGGCTGGATACGCCATTTCAACGTAGCCAAAGCCTGAAGCAGGTTGAGGTGGTGTTACATAAAAAACTTTAGGATCAGACTTGTCGAATATAAAGTGTTTAACGACTGTACTCGCAGTATCGGTATGCCAGTCGGGATTCTGCGCATCCATTATCTCCTGTTCAACGATACGGATCGCGCGACCAGGAGTCGTGCCATCAGTGCCCATATTTCGGATGATGCGGCCGAGGCGGATAGCGGCAGTGGGCACTGATTGCTTAGTGCCCTCTACCAGAACAACCGCTGCGTTAACCGTGGATGTGTCTGGCTTATATACGGCAACTTCGCGTTGCGCTGCATTTACCCAGACAAGCATCTCGTCATCAAGCCAACGGACGCCGCCTACAGTAACATCCTGTAAGAGGAGCCGAGCCTGATCGACGATAAGTTGCGCCGCTGTTGCCATTATCCAATCTCCGTGATTTCATCCCAAATTTCGTTAACAAGTTCTGCTGTGATGTAGTCTTTATCAATATCTACACAGAGCTTTTCAACTTCTGCAACGCGCGGTCGGCCTGAAGTAGTGTGTTTATCAGGGTCCCCTTCCGTACGGATCTGCATACAAGCGTCGTTGATTGCCTCTCGGAGCACGTCATCCGCAGGCTGGTCAACATCATGGGTTTCATCGAGGAAACCTTCCATATCTTTAACGGGGAGGCCACCGGCCTCGAATGCTTTTTGTACAAGTGAGCCAACAACCTTCCTGACCTCACCTTTCTTAAAGCTAGCGGTGTTGCCATTAGTGTCGCTGATGAACATTTTACGAGGAGCTTGGATGTAGCGGGATTCAAATACAGACATTATGTGTCCTTATTATTATGTGAGGTAAAAAGAAGGGGCCACCGAAGCAGCCCCCCAAGGCTCTTATCGAGCTACGTCCATTACAAACAGGCCGTGGTCCTGCAGTGTCGGTAGGCCATTGGCGTCTCGATCATAAGGAGTCTTAAACTGAGGCTTAAGCATTCCAGTGATCTGGTCAATCGCAATACCCTGTTGGTTATCGTAGTCGAAACCTTTCTCGACCCAATTAGGCATTGTGATATCCGCAACAGCCAGTGCCTGAGCACCGCAGAACAATAAGCGTGAACCATCAACGTCGTTACTCGCGCCCCATTTGCCAATACCCGCTGAGTTGCCAGAGATGGCTTTCTCGGTATTGAAAACGTGGCGATAAGTGTAAACGTGTACGCCGTCAACCATGACAGAAGATGCACCCTTAAAGAGCTGGTTACTGTCACCACGAACGCCTGCGTTCTGCACGTTCGCTAGGTAAGCAGGGTCAAGCTTGAGTCGCGCCATATCTCGCGGAGAAACAAACATGACGTACTCTTCGTCCATACCTGCGCTAGGCTTCAAGCCTCGCAGACCATGATCAAGTGCGTACGCTTTAGCTTCAACAATAGAGGCATAGCTGAATGTGTCAGCAGCAGCAACATCGTCAGTAGAAGCAGCGGAAATCAAGGAGTCAGTACCTTTATCCCATCGAGTGTGCCGTGCGCCAGTAGGAGCAGCAACGTCAGCAGCAAAAGCCAGCTCGCTGAAGTTCTTACCTTCAACACCACCGCCCAAAACAGGGCGAACACCACCGTTGTTGGTACGTGTGTACGAGATACCTGACATCGTCAGGAACGCAAGTTGGTCACGTCTATCTGCTAGCCAGTAACCGAGTTTGTCCTTAGACTGTTCTCGGAAAGTGACAACAGACTTCTGGTGAGCCATCCGTCCTTCGTGTCGGTTACCATTACGCATCTGGTCGATTTTGATCGCCGCGTCGTATGCGTTGATGGGTGCTTCGTTACCTTCCAGCACCTTATCTCCCATTACACCATCACCGTCGATATCCGCAACCAACGTCACGATGGCTTTTTCGCCGCGCTCGGTAGGTGTTAGTTCGGTGATACGATGAATAAGAGAATTAAAACTTGTGCCCATAAACTTTTCAATGAATGAGGCGTTTCGGACCTGAGACCATAAATCCCGAGACCAGACTTGCTTTTGCTCTGTAGTCAGAGCATTAAAATTCGTTAATGCCATTGCAGTAGACCTTATTTTAAAGTGCGTAAATCGCTATGACTGATAATTCAGTCGGGTGTGTTTCATGTCGTAGAAACAAACGGATTGATTCACACCTTTATCGAGGGCCGAACTCGGTGCCACTATCGCAGACACATTCGATACACATCTTTTTACAGGGGATGATTCTGGCTAGATATCGCACTAGCAGGCGAATTCAGATATTAGCACAGCTAATACCTGAACGCCAAGCTATTCCTTAAACAATATCGCCTCGGGCACGCGCCTTAGTCGATTCGGGTAGCGCATCGTACTCTGCATCCGTCATCGTGAGGTAGTTCAAGTCGCCTTCCGTGGGTGTCACGTTTGGTTGGCCTGACATATCAGGTGGTTGCTGGTTAGCAAGCGCGGCTTTCGCCTCGACATTAACATGCGAGATTGGTGCAACCTGCGCAGCCGCAGCTGGTGCCACAACAGGTGGTGTGACAATACCATCAAGCTGCTTCTGCAGACGAATAGGTGTGAGCACCAATTCCACTGCTTTCGTTAATGCGGCTGATGGGTCCCAGTTCTGGGCCATATACCCGTTACGGATCTCAGATACCTGTGTTTCGATACCCTCGTTGTAATCCTGGGAATCTGCATTGAGTTCAGGGTGGTTAACCTTCAGTGCACTGTAAGTTGCATTGTAAGTAACCTGAGTCATTACTTCGTCCGTGACGGAGCTTGCATAAACACCAGCTTCAACAACACCTTTCGCTTTCGCATCGTTAAGTAGCTCTACGAACGAGTTAAGTGCGGCATCTGTGTCCTCGTCAAGCATCTGATTCTGGAACTCAGCGAACTTGTCCTTGATTTCTGCTGCGGTTATCACGTCACTGGTCGGTGTCGCGGGTGGTGTGGCCTCTGACTGATTAGCCCTAAGCGTGGCAATCTCAGCATTCTTCCTAGCCAGTGCTTCATCAAAGCGCGTCTTAGGAATCATAATGCCTGATTCGGCCGGCGCCTCTTCAGCGATTGGAGGTTCTACCACCTCTATTGTAGGTTCTACTACCTCTATTGTAGGTTCAACAACTGGCTCGACAACTGGCTCAGCGACAACAGGTGTCCCCAAAACAGGGTTTTTTACTACGTCCTCGGGAAGGAAGTCACCTCGGTCAGCAGCTTCAGCTTCGGGTGTCTCACTGACAAACGCAGCGCTTTCATTGATTGATGTCTGTACTTCTGGGTCCATGGTAATACCTTTATTTTTGTTGTTTACTTTCTTGGCGTTGGCTATGGAGAAGCTTTAAGCTCTCTGTAACACTTTTCGACTCAGTGTCGTTGTCCTTAGACGCGGTAGTCATTTCGTGCATTACTCGCTTAAGGTCACGATCACGTTTCTTATCAACAAGCTCGGCTTCGAGTTTGTCTCGCTGCATCGACCGGCCAGATGAATCTTCACCTGCCCTCAAGTCTTCTGCTTTTGCTTCGTTAAGGTCAGCACGGGCATCCAAATCGCGGATCTCAGCTTCAATCTTCTCGACTGCTGCTTGAGCGTTAACCATCTCGATTTCAAACTGCATTTGCTGCGCTTTCTGTTCTTCTTCCGACATCTCACCGAAGCCTGCAGCCTTAGCAAGTATCTGCTCAAGCTCAGCCTTATTCTCAAGAGACGAGTAGCGGACCATCCAATGGTCTGGAATTTGTACGCCCGCATTACGGAACTCAATAAGCTCACCAAGCTGGTGCTCATTGAAAGTATCTTTGGCTGGCTTAGACCCAATGACAATCTCATAGTCGCCTATGGTGATGTCGTTAATGATCCTGCCTGCTGAGTCGCGCTGGTTAATCACTTTTTCTTCACGGTTGTCGCCTTCCGGACGAGACTTGTCAGTGATAAACAACACGCGCTGCTCTTTATAGTGGTCCTTAATCAAGTGCATCAGGTTGCGCGAGAGTATCCACCGTGTTCTACGGAGGTTGTCCAGCGGCAACATTAGCTTACGGATGCCACGAGATTCCTGATGGTTAAGGGCAACACCCGAGAACTCAGCTGAGGCTGTACCACTTAACACACCGTCAATGCCACTGATCGTGTCCATCTGGTGTGCTGATTCTGACTTCATGTTAACTAAGCCAGTCGGGATACTATTAGGCTGAATTTTTTCAGGCGCTTGAGAGTTCTTACGATGCGTGATAACTAAGCCCGTTCTGGAACCCGAAGCCTCTAACTCTTCCTCATCCATGTTGACAAGCGAATCTTCTTCCACAACCCAGCCACTATTAGCTACGGAGTTAACGACATGGAGCGTCTGGCTAGACAGCTTGTTCACGTTGTCCTGTGGTGATATTAAGTTGGTCATTACCGACGCACTCTTGCCGCGTCTGAAATAACAGAAATACGGGATGATGGTAAAGTGCCGGTATGGGGACCACTCATCGTGTAACGTGATGTGGTCGGCTGATACAGTCCAACGAATACGCTTTGCTGGCTTCTTCATAACACCGAGGTTATTCCTAGCCGCAAATTCGCGCATCTGTTCTTCTGGCCAGCTGGCCGGCACCATCTTCATATCTCCTTGCTCAAGGTCAACAAAGTGCCATGCCTGTGTAATACGGTAATACTGTCGCGAAACCACGCGAATATGTTTGATACGACGCTTGGCGTTGGGGTCAATTCCGGTAACACCTCGGTTTCTGTGTTCTCCGCCGAAGGTTGTGTCAGTTGTGAATGCCATGCTGTCAGACCGGTAGTTCGTACCTGCCTCCGCAATGCTCTCCAGTGATATGCGTTTCTCCTTGCCAAACTCATCCTCTATGTCATCAAGTGAATATAATCGCGTCTCGATAACACCAGACCAAGTGTCAGGGTCGTATGCCTTTGCATCAGGGTCGATCAATATGTCGCGGTTGTCTGTGTTGCGTAATCTGGCTTCGCCAGCAATGTGTTCACTAAAGTCAAGGCGCAGGTCTAAGAATCCGCGTTCCTCAATAATGCCGTCCATGAACATCTCTGTTTCTAGCCACTCGAACTGGTTTTCCTCAAACACGGTCTCGAATAGCGCGGTCATGTCACGGGCCACTTCTTGCGTGGCGCCGCCACCTTTAGGTTTAAACGCAACGTCGACTCGCTTGGATATCTGCTCACCAGCAATGGTGTTAATCTTGTTTAGGCACAGGTTAATTGTCAGCGCCGGCCGGCCTGACTTCTCAAGTTTCTCTTTGTCCGCTTCTTCCCACTGCTCACCAAGATAGTAGTCGTTGCCTTTCTTCGCCCGTTTAACGTAGGCGTCATGGTTGCCAGTGTCGCGATACCGGATATATTCGCGGAAGTTACTGTCTGCTTTGTCCGTACCTAATTTCTGTTCCATTATGCCGCCATCGGTGAATTGCCGCTGTTGCTACGTTTAAGTTTTCCGGATCTAGCAAGGCGGGCACGCCAACCTGCTGGGGCATCTCGGCCATTCTTTGGTTTGTATTTGGTCATCTGGTCAAACATCTGTCCGAGCCATGCAAGCGCATCAACTTGGTCATCATGTGTACCGTTAGGGAATTGCATAAGCTCGCTGATAAACGGCTCGATCCATGTTGCGTTTTTGGGCAAATAAACCATGCCCTGTTTCATGCGGCCTTGGATTGGTCGGGCTCGCGCTGGTTTGTCTTGGCGACCTGGCATTAGTGGCTCAACATTGATGTTGACGTGGTCCTCTCGCATCC